ATCAGTTTTGGGCTGAATTTCTTGATAACCTACGACGCTACCGTACACCTGTCCCACAACATCCAACCTTATGGGTCTCTTTCGAGATCCAGGGTTGGGTGTTGCTAGACAGACGCAGCCAGTGGGGCCTACCAGACTTTGGTCGGGCCCACTACTTTGGGTAGCAAATCGCTCGTACATTACATACGTTAAAGGTAGATTTAACTCATTATGGTACTGCCCGCCAGACAGATTTTGAGACCAGGTTCCCCCTTCCTCCGCTTAACCGAGAAGCCAGCCAGAGGCTTTCTCCTCAGAAGCAGGGGAAGGGGGGGGGGTGGAAGGAACGAGCTCCTCAAGCGCTTTCACTAAAGTATCCACCTCAAGGTCAGGGCGTTTGCCTGTCCTTAGAGAGAGCTTGCGCTCTTGCTCTGGAGAGAGTGGAGTACCTCTAGCTACAGCCATCTCAGACATCAGACACAACTCCAACGCAGTGTAGTATGCAGGTTGCTTATCCAGAATAGCTGAACCCAAGCGAGGCTTGAGCAGAATAATGTCATAAGTAACCCACAACTGACCAGCCGTGTAAACTGACTGGGAGCCGTTGGTGAAAATGTACAGAATGCCTAAATCCTGCAGTCTGGGATCTGTAGGGATCCCTGACGCATTAGGATGAGTGATATACCGGGGCATACAAGGAGTATCCCCCGGTGCACACTCAATGGCGTGCATGAGGTTCTGCGATGTTGCAGCAGAAGTAGAGTAGAAGTGATTGAGAATCTCGTTCTTAGTGTTAAGAGGTTCGGCGGCCACGTCATAGAGAGTTGCCATGTTGACATCTCCCAAATTCGCGGCTCCACCGGAAAATGCGTTCCCAGCTGTCGAGACGAACTCAAAAACGATCCCCATAGGGAGCCACTGTTCAAAATTCTTGGAAATGGAATATAACCAAGGGAACAATGACAAATTAGAGGGATTGATTCTAAGTGCAATCAGGTTGCCGAGAGCGATTCCTGTGCTAATGTCGGTGATATATTCGCGGTGTTGTACGCGAACAGCTCCGTGCAAATGCTCAGGAGTGGAGAAAATAGGAACTTGCGCTGCCGACATGGGCTGGACTATGGAATTTGCTTCCACATCTAGCCCGGAGGCAGCGTGTTCTTCAGAATAATCTCCGCGGCCGACAAGAGACCGAAGTCCCTTGCCGGCCCAGTTTCCGATGGCTCCTCCCAATAGTGAACCGATTGACTGGCCCATAGAGGGGGAGGAGCGCTTACTAGGCGCGGAACCATTGCCCCTAGAGGCTTTGGTCCCAGATTTGGTTTTGCGACGTTTACCCTTACGTCGGCTTTTTCGTGGTTTGTTAGGCATTGCTAGGATTCTTATTCAGAATCTTTGCCCGCCCGCATAACCCGCCTTGCACTAGCAAGATATTCCTCCCGCCGAGGGTGATTCCTCATCTCGGCAGTAAACTGATAAATCAGTTCAGGAGTAATGTTCTTTTGCTCCAAGAGATTGTACAAAGTCTTGGTGCCATCCACAGGCCACGCTCCCTCAGATGAGAATATGTTAGAACAGAATTCAAAATTGGTCTGTTTCTTAACATACATCTTAAGGGGATGGCCTAGGGCAGAATATTTCTCCCGGGCTTGTTCGACAGCGTCTTCCACACAGTCATCACCCATAGCAATTGCCCACATCGCACCGGCAAGGTACGCTACGAACACTCTCAGACGAGAGTTAGTGCTACTGGTATTGAAACAACCGGAGAGTTGAACACCCGCAAATAGAAGCTCGACCAATGAACCATCAGGTAAGGCATACACAGAGTTTGCCACGCAAATAAATCGCGCTCGCATACATTGTGCAGCCACTGGGTTCATTGAACCGAGTTCAATGCGGAATTCAGCCTCTTCGGCGAGTTCCCATTCCTGTACAGACCAATCCCACCCCGTCACATCAGCTTCGGCAAACTCGCCCCCTCCGGCGATCCTCATCACACGGACGTAAAACGCCGCGAGCTGTTGATCATCGGAGAGGCCGAGGCCTGGTGCTGATGGATTTGTTTCGTACTCTGCGATCTCAAGTTTGTTTTGATCGTTGCACAACAGACGTTCTACAAGCTGGTCGCACAGTGAGATGGCAGAAATTAATCGCCATCTCTCCTGTTCAACCTTGCGAGTAGAGTGGGGCTCACCTTTCACGAAAACCCGAACTGGGTCGCAAAAGCCTTGCTCCACCAACTGTTGTGGTGAGAGAGCTCGAATCTCTTCAATAGGTGTGTCCACGAACAGATGGAGTCTGTCAATAACTGTCCTTTTGATGAGAGGGAGGTGTGATTAATGAAGAGTTCATTGTCAGAAGCTAGCTTCGTCCAAGGTACTCCAGGTTTGGAATCTCGATTCACGGATGTCTGGCACAAAAATTCAATCCGCTCTGCCAATACTGCGTCATTTAAACCCGAGTTGTAGAATCCGGAGGGATTCTTAGAACGGGGGTATTCTGCGAGGATTTTTGCGCGAGCCTCAGCAAGGCGACTCTCCTCTGGAGGAGCCGTGACTTTTCTTCTAGAACTTTGAGTTCTGAAGGAGCTGAGTGCTGCGCGGGCTGAGCGGTTGGCTGTATGCCAGTTTCCGAGACCGGGGACGCTGTCTTTTTCTTGCGCCGTCGTTTCTTTTTCTTCTTTCCGTCCCGCTGAAGAGAATCTGCACGTGGTGGTGCCGACGACCCGCCAACCTTCTGGATCAGTTTCTTCGGGCCTGAGATATGCGTCGAGATTGACTGAGGAGCTGCCTTGGCGGTTAAACCACTGGTAGCCTCCGAGATTACTGGCAAAGAGTCTTTCACTAGGGCGCTCAACTTCCCTTGCCTGTTTAAAGGATGGGGAGAGGGGTCCACAGTGGTTTCTTTCCTCTCCTCGTCAACGTCTTCTACAGACTGTAATGAAACAGTGGAAATCTGTAGGGGCGTAGGGGCCTCATAGTAAACTATGTGCCTCAGAGGAGGGGGAGTGTGCGGGGAAAGGCCAATCCCAACCTCAAGTTTGTTCACAGACTTCACAGGTAGAGCCGGGGCTTTCTTTGTGGGTCCGTTCGAAGTATCCTGTTGGACAGGTGTCTTCTTTACCGCAAGGCCTGCTTCATTAACTAGAAAGTTAGGAGCAGGCTTCAAACTAGTCCTTCCTTGAGAGGAAGGAGCCAATTTCTTGGGGCCTTGAGAGAGGGATTTGGTACCAGATTCATATGCATCATTGTCTTTGTAATCATCGCCGAAACGATGACGCATCCACTGATCATCTAACTCTGCTCTAGAGTAGTGCTTGTGGTCCATAGACACATATTCTCGATGTTCTTGCTTAGAGTATATGATAACATGTGAGTAGTCATCATCTAAATCATAGCCTTCTCGCAAATCCTCAGCGAACTTATCTTCATCGAAACCTCGATCGTAACGGCGTTCGAATCGTTCTTCATCATCCTCGTTGTAATGCCGCTCTTGTTCTTGCCAAAGATCAAGTTCAGGTAATGGAGTCTCCGTACGAATACGGTCTGACTCCAACATTTCCACGGGGGAGGAAGCACAATTACAGCCTTTCGACTCATTTCGCGAAGTATGGATAGCCTTGACAATCCCATTCGATATGAGGGGAGAGCCACTGGTTCCAAAACGCGTTGAAGCCGAATGTTCGAGTTTGAACAATGTAGTTGGGTTCAGGACAGTGCCTAGTGACGAAAGCCACGAGCCATTAACCTCCGGAGTGTACACCTTGATGATGTCACCCACCTTGATGACCTTATTGAACTTTACTGCCTTCATGCCTGTCATAGACCAAAATCTAGCAGTAAAATGAAGGACAGCAATGTCCAAGTTGTCACCAGCGTGGGGGGAGTGCGTGAGCACATCCACAGGGGGGATCAAATAATCCCGGCCATTAAAGTTCAGATAAACCTTATGTCCAGAATTCTGTCGCATAGTGATTTGCTCGAGACAATGATGAGCCGTGATACCGACAGTTCCACTGCGTTGTTTAATCCGAGTGAGGACCCCGATGATCTTACCGTGTAAATCGGTCAAATCTGGGTCAGCACAATGGATAATGCCGCAGAACTTTGGTGCCTTGGTTTTCTCAAGAAACGAGCCTGGTACCGCCATTTCCAACACTTTGCCGGTGCTGGTTGGTGGTGTATTTGTTTCGCTAATCCCAACGACCAAGTCTCGAAACGTCTGTGAGGATATCACAATACGAATCAGCTTCGGCTTGTCAATCAGACTGAAGGGCCATTTGGGGATGTACAAAACATTCCCCACATACCTCCCAGACTCATCGGCATGCACATCCGTCAATGTCATGTCTCCTGACTTACGTACAGTCCCATACCACCAACGAAGGAGGCGCGGGTACATATAGTACAGGAAACCGATCAAAAAGAACGGATAAGCGAAGCGTACAACAGGCTCATACTCATTATCAACAAACAGACTAATGTTGTTAAACACACTTTGGCCTTCGTCAACCATATACACAAACTGTATAACAGGAGTGTATATAGGACGAAAACCAATGTAATGTAGGCTGGATTGGATAGCCAGCAGTAGTCCATAGGAAATGAAATAGAACCCGGAGATGATAAATGTCCCCAACAGCCACAGAGAATACGTTCCGGGAAAACTAAAGTTGCCAATAGTCTCAGAATATACGCTCATGACAAAAGTCAGAACATCATCAATATTCCCCAAGAGGGTCTTGCGTTCGTGCTGTGTTTTATAGCCAAAGGAACCGATGTAAAGGGTCCCATTAGCCCAGCGAGGCCTAAAGTCTGTGGGGACTTCTGGGCCAGCAATCGCAAGCTTGGGGTGAGTGCTTGGTCTTTCAACTACGCGAAGTGCATAGGAAAGGAATATGACTACCAGTGCAGCAGTCACTACCGACCAAGAGGCCGATCTTCCCACTCGAGAGTGGGGCGCGTTGTCGATACGCTCGCTATCGCGGTCCTGAGGACCCGACAGAGGCAGTGTTGCGAAAGGTGCACCACTGGCTACCGACGATTGCTCATCAGTAGTCGACGCAAAACCCCG